GTATGATAAATCCCAGTGTAGAAAATGCGTGCTCTAATACACCAACCCACAGTGCAATATTTCCTACGTTGTTCAATTCGGTGCTTCCACCTACCATTGATTCAGCCCACAACAAATGATCTTTGGAATCCGAATATACTGTCAAATCAGTAAGGTTCATCTAACTAGTCAGTATATTCCGGAGAATTGAAATTCTCCGGAGAATTGAAATTCAACTTTTGACTTCGGGAAGTATCCGAAAATCGGTTTTTGAGGGTATTTTTACAATTTTACGTCACAAGCTATCGTGATAAAGTTATGAATGTCTAACGTTGTTAGATATTCATAAAGTTGACACTGCCCCGACACATCATACACATATATAAAATGGGTTACACAGTGACTTGGGAACAACTTTCTTTCTCCGATTTCACATACAATAATATTCTTAAACTAATTCCCAAAGTAACCCAATCTAACTTTGTGATTACAGAATGGGGATTTATCATCGGAGATTCCGACGATGATTCTTCTTGTATTGAGCGTAATCCAACACAGATGACTTTTACGACAACAAACAGACAACCCTACACAAAAGATTTCATGAAGGCTCTCATTCTTATGGTAGAATTTGGTGCCGCAAAGAATCTAAACCATGACGATTCTGATATGTCCATATATCTGAATGCACTAGAAGAGGTTCAGACAATTCATCCACTGATTTCATACGAGCAGCAGAAAACTTACTTCAAAAAGGGAGCAAGCGAGGATGCAACTTTATAAAATGCAGAGGCCTATTTGATTTTTTCATTTATCTAAAACCCCTCGAGGCCGCCCGAAACAGGCTGCATGTTATTCTGCATTACGCAACCGCCACAGAGTCCCCGAGCACCACACGTGCAATCCGGGCCCTGGGGAGTACCCATTACGGCCGTGCAGTCTTCCGCTCCATTAGGACAGGTCACTGCAAACTTCTCGGTCTTCTTTGCCGGATTTAGTGCACCTCTGCATACCCAGAACTGCATCATCGTGAGTACCACGGTAACCAGAGCAGAGAGCAGCATAGTTATAGTGATAGACGTCATAGGAAGAAGTTTCTTGGCGATTGCAGGAAGCATGAACAGTCTCACGAGAGACCATAGCACAGATACTACCACGATTGCCGCCACGAACGCATAATAATAACAAAAATCATAGGCCCAGGAGGGTGTGTTTAAGATGGACTCCATGTTTCTATATGGCCTAGAGGAAATTTATCTGGATTGTGTGGTGTGTATTTACTTGCCGCCAGCCTTCTTGACAGGCGCAACCTTCTTCTTAGTGGGCAGCGGCACGGGCTCACTCACGTCCTCCTCCTCCACAAAGGCGGGCTTTGCAGCCGCCGGCTTCTTCACGGCTGCCACCACCTCGGCCTCGGCCTCCTCGTCCTCCTCATCCAGCTCCGAATCGGCTACCGGGGCGGACTTGGACAGACCACGGCTCACAAAGGCACGGATGTCGGGCGCCTCACTGCGGAATGCCGGGCCCTGGATGCGATCCGGCTGGCTGTCCACACGCACCTGCACCGCCTTCCAGGTCGTGCCGTACTTGCCGGGCGCTACCCAGACACCGGTGCACTGGATGATCGCCGTGACCTGGCTGCGCTTCACAACCACCTCGCTAATGGACTGATCCTTCGGGAAGGCGACAAGGGGCTTTGCGCAGCCATTGTAGAAGTCCGTCTCGAAACGACCCAGGGCATCCGAGGCAGCCGGAAGATCCGACTCCTTCTGCCCAGGCTTCAGGCGGCGAGGACGCACGGACACCTTGAACGTCGGGGGATAGGGCTTCGGGTTGCCGGCGGCGTCACGGCTGACCTTCACCATCGGGGTGTAGAACGCCTTCACCACCTCACGGCTCGCACCCGCCATCTTGAACCACTCCTTCGCCTTCTCCACGCCCACATCAATCATGTGCTCGTCAAAGGCCTCGAAGAAGTCCTGGAGCTCCCGGGTCTTCTCGTCTTCATCCGCACCACCGAAGCTGAAATCCACCGAGTACTTGGGAGGGCCGTTCTTGTCAAAGACGTTCACGCCGTAGGGCAGCTTCAGAGAAGGCGTCTCCACCATCAGATTGCGACCCTCGTAGCGCAGATTGATGGACTTGGCGCCACTATCGAGAATCTTGATGGGACCAACCTCGAGCTTGGAGCAGTTAATGTCACTGGGAGTCTTGATCATGCTAGACATCGTACTATCGGCATGGGTGGGCCGCGCCCCGGTCAAGTTTGTCGGGCCAGGGCATAAAGTGCAACGGGCCCACAAAGGATCTGGCGTTCTAGTTCTTTGCCGCCAAATAACCCCGCTAGAGGTCTTAACTTTTCTAAGTATATAGTAGAACACCATGAGTAATAGTGATAGAACCTCTCGTGGTTACATAGCAAAAATTCAGGCCCAGAATGTTATTGCAACCGTGGCCTCCGGTGGCCGCAGTAGCAACGATGGCGATTTTTCTGTCATGGAATCTACTCTGCTAGGCCAAATACAAACTGCGTTAGATAATTCCCCGAAGAGCCTTGCATCTATGGACCCCTCGTCAAACAAAGTAACACTATGCTGGGTTGATGGCGTAACTCTACCTGTTACCAGTTATCGTATTGAGTATTCTGTATCTCCTTACACCAGCTGGACAAGCGTGTCTGTTTCGTACAATTCCGCTAACCCGGGATATGCGGTTATATCCGGCCTCACTACGAAAACTACATACAAGTTCAAGGTGTATACATTAACCGCATCGGGTGCTTCACAGAGTTCCAGTATAACGGTAACAACACTATGAGAAGATTGACTCGAGATCCTTGTAGAAACTCAGCGGCGGCGGCTCCTGCGAATCCCATTTCACCTCTTCGATCTTATCAAAGTAAGAGCGAAGAGTCGGGTTTGCGGCGACCCTGATCGCCGCATTCCGAGCCTTGAGCAGATCCTTTACGGACTTGTGATTCGGCCGAAATCCCTCCCGACGATCCATAAAGTCTTGCACGAATGGCAACCGGCCGGCGGTCAGAGTCACAAGAAGATAGCCGAGGCTCACTAAATCGTGGCGCCAGGAACACAGACTCTCGTTTATTTCTGCACCGCGGGCCAGATAATACCAGCGATTGTTCCGATCCGCATTCTTGGTCTTCTTCGGATTTACCGAAGTAACGAGCTCATAGTCGGCCACGGCCACCGTTTTTCCCGAAACGAGGACATTTTCCATGCGGAAATCCATGTACACCTTCCGATGATTCGTATGAAGATCGCACATGAACTGTATACAGGCTATCGCAACGGTAGCCCACAGATCCGCATGACGACTGGTTAGATGCCCGTCGTAGTTGCGCATGGCAAACCACACGGTATTCGGTGTCAGGCCGAATTGATAATAGGTGTCCTTCGGTACCTCAACCATGTTCCTAGGAGGATCACGGATCAGATTCAAGATATCGGTGAGTTCTTCGAGATCGGCGTTATCCCGAATTTTGAGAACCCAGGAGGCCGGCACAAACATACTTTGCAAACAAGATGTGGATGCCTCGACAATCTTCTTGTCATTGACATCCGAAATAGTACGACCGAGTTTCCATGGGCCCAAAATAGTCATGAACTGAGGCCTGCGACTATGTGCAAGCCCATGTCAAGTTTTGCGGGGCCCGACTCAGTATGCCAGTACCGACGCATGCGTAACAACCAACTGTGTGTGACCATCAAGGCCGACTACGAGACATGTGACACCCGGCATGAACATCTCGGCCAGCCATGGAAATGCAGATGCGCATTCCGATGAAATCATGGCCAGGGCGCCGAGAATATACATTCCGCCGAGCTGACGGTCTCCCTTGACGGCCGCCGCCGATACCAGAGTGTTACACGTGCTAATCAGCAGGGGCCGCAGAGCCCGGGGTCTCATGATCAGAGCCGTGCGAACCGGCACGGAAAAGACTATTTGAGGCGCTGGAACAATTCTCGCTCTATCCGTTGCCGTCAGCGTCGCCCGATGAAACCATATATCGGCCAACTCGAGATACAGCTGTTGGAGCTGAATATGACTCAGCTTGAGAAACCACTCGGGGTCCGTGTAATTGCCGAGTTCCTCGAGCTTGCGAAACATGTCCGTTACCTCCAGTGCCTGTTTTTGTGACTCCGACAGACCCTCTAGCCCGGACCAGACCTTTACACCGACATGTCTCCGAATCCTTCGCAAGAAGAGGGGTGGCAGAGGAGCCCGATTGAATGGATTCAGCGCCTCTTCCTTGTTAGTCGCCGCATGTTTCAGCAGAGACATGACGGATTTAACATCCATGCAATAGCCCTTTCCGGCATCCACAAATGATACGAAATCTCTGAAAGGTATTTCTTCGACGGGATCCGAATTGAAGAAGTCAAAGGGATTGTTGGACTCTTCCCGGAATCGCAGAAGGGGACCGGCCCGCTTGGCAATCCACCGCTGCCAGGAACGTAGAATAATAAGGGCAGCGCTATCCTGATCTAACTTTAGGCTAGCCCTTGATGCTTCTTTCTCTTTCTCGACTGGCTCAGAAATGATCTCTACCTCTGCAAAGGCCACTGCAAAGGCCACTGTAAAGGCCACCATAGTTTCCCGGTGTTTGCCGCACCACGAAATCCCCGGTGCGGCCTTATTCGTGCACCTCTCTCCCGGTAATTTTTTGGACCGAACACTAATGCATTGTACGGCCATTCCTGACTTACTCGGAGATTTTGGCATGCTAAAAGTGTCGCTGTCCCTCGTCAATACGGGCAACTTTTGCCCCCGGCTTTACAAACTTGACTCGTTCGCCAGCAGAACACCCGGTAATCATTCGCGTTCCATGTCTTCCAATAGTTCCTCCGACAAGAACATAATGAGTGCGAACAAGTCCAAGGCCCCCAAGTCTGCGACCAAGACCCCTGAGCCCGTAGTGGTGGCGGCTCCTGCCCCTGCCGAGAAGAAGACGGCGAAGAAGGCCGAGAAGGCGGCGGCCCCTGCGCCTGCGGCCCCTGTGGCTGTGGTGCCTGCGGCGGCGGCGACCGAGACCGAGGCGCCCGCCGACAGCGCCGTGCTGCTGAAGGGCTTCGAGGAGCTCCACGAGCAGCTGAGCGGCATGAAGGCGGCTCTCCAGACCTCTCTGGCGGCGCTGAAGACGCTGGAGAAGCAGGCGGCTCGCCTGGCGAAGAAGGCGGACCGCCGTGGCCGCCGCAAGGCGGAGGCGGCGGAGGGCGGCGAGCCCAAGCCCTGCATCTTCACCAAGCCCGTGAAGGTGTCCGCCGAGCTGTGCTCCTTCCTGGCCCTGCCCAAGGACTCTGAGGTGAGCCGCTCCGCCGTGACCAAGGCGGTGATGGCCTACGCCCGTGCGCACAACCTGATGGACAAGCAGACCATCAAGGCGGATGCGCCCCTGCGCAAGCTGCTGACGCTGACGGAGTCCGACACGCTGACCATCCTCAACCTCCAGAAGTTCCTGCGCCGCCACTACGTGAAGCCCGCTGTGCCCCTGGCCTAAACTCGACCCTAAACTCGACCCTGGTCTAAGCTCGACCCTATCCGTGGTCCTTTAGCTCAATTGGTAGAGCGTGAGGCTGTTAAGTACTTGTTACCCCCGTCAGGGTTAAATCGTCGTCACATGATTATGTGTCGTCGAGATTCAAGATTACCTCAAGGTAGCAGGATCGTAACCTGCAAGGACCGAACCCATCTTTTTTGACCTTTCATTCAATGTCAAAAAAGATGTGTTATCGCAGAACTGTTCGAGTAGGTATGTGCAAGGACCGAACCCCTCTTTTTTGACCTTTCATTCAATGTCAAAAAAGATGTGTTATAGATTCCATGAGTAGGTCCGTGCAGGCCTTTAGAGTATGGGGAGAATTAACAAGAAACTGGTTTCACAAAGAGTTTCTAGAAGGAGCCAACACTTGGAATCCAGATTTTGCCTAAAGCCGCCTTTTGGTTCTACGAGCCTTCTTGGTCTTTCTCTTACGGAATCCACCGGCGGCCGCAGGCTCCGGTTTAAGCAATTTAATCATTCTTTCTAAAGCCTCCATATAGATAGTACGCATAAGTGGCATATCAGCCTCAGACGCTTCATCTAGTTTTTTTTTATAGTGCTCTAATTTCCAATCTATATTCCAAAAGCTGTTGCTAAATTCAACCCAATCATTATGTTTATCAAAAAGGCGAACAATATACCCGTATTTTTTATAGACTTCTAAAAGCTCATTAGAAACAGTTTTTACATTATGTATATAGGAATCCATACTATTATCATATACTGCCTCTGGGAAAAAGGCCGTGAACCCTTCTATAAGTGTCTTTGTTTTGCTCTTGTTAAAGTTATATCTTAACATGGGTCTTGAATAGGTTCCTGATAACAAGTTAAACCTTATAGACGACCCCGTCTTTATAAGTTCCCCTCCGCCATAAATCTTATTTACACCCAGGCGATTATTGTAAGCTATAGACTGGTGCCGTGTACCGATTTCAAATGGGGATACAACTTCAGTACATACAAACTTTACCGTGTCGGAACCCTCAATTGAGTAAAGGAGCCAGCAATAAACACCATCATTAGCTTTTAAAAGCTCTGACTCATTTAATCTTGGAAACAGACTTAATAATTCATGAACTTTCTCAGGGTCTTCATTAATGCTTTTTGTCCCATAAACTCGCCCTACAAAGGCAAATTTGCCATCTGGAGTTTTGACTGCACTATCGCCAGGATTTAACATTATGATTGGGTGTGTTGTGCTTCTTTCCATCCTTATCTTGTCTATTTAAAATTAAAGTAGGCCCGTGCTGGCCTTTAGAGTAGGCCCCTCCATTTATCCGGCCAACCATGTTCATCCGCCATTTTATCAATCGTAGCGGCCTCCCTAGCAGGCGGGCCCTGGATCCACTTGGCCATCTGCGTTTCGTTCAACAGATCGCTCACGGTCTTACCCGTACCATGGAGAGAACTCACCGCAACTCTGCATAATTCACCATCGGGCCACACAATTCCCGCTTTCGCCGCTGCCACAGCATCGGCCGGCTTCATTGTCTTGAAATCTCGGCCCGTGTAATCCGTGCCCATTAGGACACAGGCATCCACGAATTGCCCGTATGTTAGCCCTAGACATTTCAGGACCTGATCTGTATGAATTGCAGTCAATACGGTGAGATCCGCCGTTTCTGGAGTAATGAGGAGTCGGACACCGCGAGCCAACATATCCATGTCTGTAGATATCACCGCCTGGACCTCACCAGATCTCGCCAAATATCCGAGAAAGTCATCAGCCTCACCCGAGGCAGATACGAATAGAACTCCGGCGCCATACAGCAACTGTTTAATCTGATCCTTATCGCCGGACGTGATCTGCGGAATCTTGGCTCGGAGATCCGAGACCCGGCGTTCCGTGAGCGCCTTGTCCATATGTGACATGTTTGCGCTAGTATCCAGAATATGCTCGAGGGCGGTAATCTCTTTCAGCGTGGTCTCTCTGTGCTCCCGACGCTGATCAATGACGTCTGTCTTGGCCGTGGGAGGCCGTCCATCAAAGACGAACACCGGAGTTATACCAGCCAGTTTAAGACGCACAACAAGTGAGGCGATCACGGTCAGAGGAGACAGTTCTGCGGCCCTGGCCCTATACATGATACACGATGTATCGATGGCCCACTTCTGCCCCTTGTGTGTGATCCATTGGATGCCTGTGCGGGCGGATGCTACTTTCCATTTCAAATAACCGGCGAGTCCACGAATACCCATTGTCTGTTGTTTGTTATTGACTCGGCCTTGACCCCTTAGGCCGAGTGTCAACCTTTTACAGGCCAAAATTTCTCTGTACAATACAGAATGCCGAAGCACAACCCGAGAAGAACGGAGAAGAAGCACAAGGCGTTTACGGGCCGTAAGCCCAGATCCAGTCGCAGTAGTTCGGATTCCAGAATGGGCGTGGTAACCGGCACTCGTAATCACGGCGGCGCTCCCCGATTCGAGGTAGACGACCGTGCCTATGGTGTGGATTTCAAATACATAACGGCGGCCGATGTAGCAAAAATCAGCGTGGGATCCACTGTTCGTATCAGACGTAACCGGATCGTGGGCCTCGTTTCGAAATCGAGTTCGAGCAATTCTCTGTTTTAGCAGAGCTGGTTTTAATCGAAGGACAGGACCGGCAGTTTATGAATATAGATATGAATCTCCTTTTCAATATACGCATACGTCTTACCCGTTAGTTTGTTTTCAGAAACATCAACTTCTGAACACATCGAGCCTCCATCCGCCTCTATCAATTGTTCGAGAAGAGTCTCCTTGTGTTTTTCTTTCACAGCGGCCAATGCAGAATCGAAGGAGGTGTAGGCAACCTTGTACGGTTCTCCATTTTCAATGACAACGTAGACAGAACTCATTTGAACTGTAACGAACTGTAGATGCGGACATACTACGTCAACTTTTTATGTCGGACATGTCATGGCCAAGCTCACATTCTGCGATTCCGATACAGAATGCATTCGCCCGAGCTCTTCCAGTCTCGGCCTCGCCTCTTCAAACCACGCAAACCATCGGGTCACACAATGATTCGGCGACAGAAACACCTCTGGTCGCCGCATCAGCACCCATTTCAACACATAATAGGCAAACACATTCGTCTCCTCATTCTCTCGGCTATCGTGAATACGGGCCCACACCTGTCCCGCCTGTTTCTCCGAGCAATGGAGCTGATGGGACCACCGGCGGGTCACATCAGCTAAACTCTTGGCCGACGATACAGCCCACAGCAACTCCGCAAATAGTTCCGTATAACATTCGCCGAGATGGGGCCACAGACGCCGGCCGAGAGCGGTCTCGAAACGGACGAGCACTGGCGCCACGAGCGCCCGTTTTACATCCATGAGTCTCGCATGTATTGTTTCGTGGATCATCACTTTCAGCGCTTCCTCTCTTCTGTATACGTGGACCTCGGGCACACCAGGAACCGCCCATCCACCATTCAAATGTTCGGGTCCAGGATCTGTATTGGCAGGCAGATTACGTGTCCACGGCTGATCCCACCAATACCACGTCACCGGTTTCTTCGAAAGCCAGGTCATCAGATGAAGACCCCGGCGGAGCTCGGGTTCGAGAACAGCCACCGACCGGTCCGATACGACGTGGACGCAGTGACCCGTCTCATTTTTCATACCGATATATGTGGGATCAGCAAGACTCTGCATCCATCCCGTTGTGCGACCGCCGTCGAACGAATTCTCCGAGGCCTTGGAGACCAGGCGGCTCTTATCTGCCTCTATTTCTCTAACACGCAGTTGAGGAACACGTTGTAGACCCGACCACAATAGACGTATGTATTCGTCCATTGGGGACCCCTACTATGTGGTCACAGATTCTTAGGGTTTCGGTTCGTAAAGCCCCACATATACACTGGCAATAATCGTCTCGATCATCAGCGGTGTTCTATACGACGGAACCCATCGTACTCGGGACAGCACATCTATTACTCGAGTCGCCTGTGCATCCGTGATTGCTCCCGTCGTCGCAAGTCGAACCGTCGACCACACCAAATTCGATGTCAAATCCGCACCGGTAATCATGAGACCCAGTAATTCGTAGACACGGGCCCTAATCCACTTGACGGCATCGAGCGTGGGCGGTCCCGCCAAGACGAGTTGACGTAACATGTCAGCCACATATGTCGAGATAGTTGGAACAGAAGTCGAAACGGCCACCTTCTTGATCAGCGTCTCCCGATTATCCTTGAGACCCACGGTCGCCGGTACTCGGCGATACACGAAACCATCGACCAGTGTTCCAACTACCGCATTCACCACACGGGCCGTACACCATATCATCGCCGGAGCACCGGGAGCCCATACCAATTCTTCCATACAGGCACGGAGGCGGGTTGCCGCCGCCGGTGAGAGCGCATGGATCCGCCGGATTATCATCGTCTTTCGGATATTTTTGCCGCTCACGCTCATAACGTCGCATGTACTCAACAGCTGTGTTAACATCTCGGGCAAAATCTGTTTGTCCATCATTGACAGATCAAGAATATCAATCTCCATATGTGTTGGAGCCTCCCAGTATCGAGCCGAATACTCTCCGATTTCCAGGGTGCGTAGCGTTGGTGTGCCAACTGCTCCTAGTGCCGCCCGTGCAGCCGTGAGTTTTCCGGAACCGGTGGGCCCGACCCATAATACGGGAAATGCTGTCATTATCTGTCCTCAGACGGGTACCGCTTAGGTACTGACCTTCCCCGCTAACAGATTCCGGGTGTTCTGAATCGATGTTACGTTCATGGCCGTAGCGGCAATGGTGGTCGGAATGACGATCAAGAACATCAGATGCGTGTTTATCCATACCAACTTAGATGTATTCTCAGGTTTCGAATAGTACCACATAACCACTACCCAGCCCAAAAAGGATAAAGCGTATGCAACGCCTGTGATGATAGATACTCCCGTAACGGCCGGTACGGAATCAAGAGGAATGAGTAGCGCAAACGACGTAACACTTACAGCTAATAGAGCCATCATAGCAAAACCGTTTACGAATAGACCTAACTTGTCACCGCTGTCCATGTTCTGATCAGAACTGTGAAAATATTAAAGCCGGGGCCGTACAGGCTGGACTCCAGTATACCGTGGTACTACTACGTCCTGTGTTATTGCGCCCCCCACAAACACGATCAGAATACCCAGACCCCATAATGGTAGAGTCCATGACCACAACGAACTAATATCTAATTCAGGATGTTCAGTAGTTGTCATCTTACTACCATACTCGGATTTTTTACCAGATAATAGTAAGGGTATGCCGCAAGACTATAATTTACTCCAATGTAACCCGGCGACACTCAAGGCCACCAAGACCACCTGTCTTCCAATGGATATGCTGCTGCGTCTCAGAGATACGTGGAATAAACAGTTTCCGCAACATCGCATTCCTGCATCCATCAAAAAAAAGGATACGCTCTGGGCCGCTCTGCGCACCCGTATGAATAACCAATACAAGTGTGCCACCGAGTATTGCGCTGTTCAAAAACTCGGAGGCAGCGAGGATAAGTCGGCGACTCGTGGCTATTTTCGTCCTCCCAAGCCCCAGGAATGGATAAAGGATCCCACCGATTGGCTGGACACGATTAGTATCGGCAAGGTGATGGAACAATACGAGCCGGCATTTCCTCAATTCGAATTTATCGGACCCGTCCCAATAGATTTCGATAAGAAGATCGGAGGCGACTGGGGCCGCTGTGTCGTAGATGAGATGTGTAATCTGAATATCAATGATCTTGCGGCCCAGGGAAAAACATCCGTCGGCGTAGTATTCAATCTGGATCCGCATGACAAACCCGGGAGTCATTGGGTATGCGCATACGTGGATATCGCCGCCAAAAAGGCGTATTACTACGACAGCTACGGATATGAGGCGTGTCCTGAGATAAAACGGTTTCTGCGTCGTTGCCGGGATCAGGGATGCAATGAAATCATATGGAATGATATGCGTCATCAGCGCAAAAAATCGGAATGCGGAACATATTGCATGTACGTCATTATCTCGCTTCTACATGGTCGCAGCTTCGCCGACATATGTAAAAACCGGGTAGACGATGACACGATGAATTCATTCCGGGATCTTCTGTATGCGACGGAGTCACCGAGTGAATTGGCCATACGGGCCGCTGGATCTCTGGGTCAGTATAAGGACTATTTTCACCTCCCTAAGTAATGGATATTCAACAGATGTTTCAATCATTACAAACCACTTTCGGGAAAAGGTTACCCGACGGACTTTCGGATGAAGCTGATTCTCGCTTGCGCCGGACTCTGAAACACTATGTAAAGGAAGTGACGGAAAGCGGCGGTTCAGAGAGAGATATACTCCGTGAAACATATGAATCCATGGCCAAGTGGCTGAAGCGCAACACATCCTTTATCTCGAGTCGCAGCAGTGTCGTATCGAATCCTGCCGGCCCAGAACGAATGAGTCCTTCAGGACGGATGAGTCCACTCACAATGGCGTCTTTCGATGCCATGGCGGACTACACCCTCGGAGTACACATGCCCAGCGAAGATGAAGAGAATCCCATCGACAAATTCGAACGTCTGAAAGCGAGAAGAGCATCTCCCGCCGGTACCCAGGAGTTCGAACCGATCCGTCTGCCTCCACAAGTTGCACCGAGTCAACCGAAGGATTTCATCATTCGCCAACAGGATGTTGTAAAATACCGTGAAACGGAGTTCAATCTTATTCTGAACTCCAAAGATCGGGACTGGGTGACAAATTCCGTCGAAAATCGTTATAATTTCAGTGTCCAGCTCGATTCGGCGGCGAGGCCCCAAGGCACGGGATATCAGGCCACCATTACGAATCGGTTCCGCAATATTACTAAGATCGAGTTTATCAAAGCGATTCTTCCTGTGGAGGGCCTCGACGTTGTAATCCAGCGGGATTGTCCATCGGGCAGCTCTAATCCCGAATTATCATTTGTCAGTGCACTGTCTATGCCATACGTGAACGTGATTATGGATGAAATGACCGGAAACAACTTTGGTACGAACGACTCTGTAGACAAGTCGCTGGCCGTGTGTCAGTACGATGCAACATGGAAGTCGGATTCAACGACGAGCAACAAATCGGTCAATCGTGGTTATACCCTCTTTTTCCCCAAATTCATGAAGGCCCAGCGGATTTATGCCCCGACTCCACTCGCATCTCTGCAGAAAATGAGCTTCTGTATCCAGAATCCGGAAAATCAGATTCTGACCAAAATCCCCGATGCCGTTGGAGTCTCGGAAATAGTTCTTGGCTCAACTCCCGACATTAACAGTTGTTATTTCGATATAAGTGCCGAATATCTGTTTGTCAAACTAATACAGTGGGTCCCGATGTGGTCATTTTCCACAATGGATAGAACACAGTTCGCCGGCCTTACGAGTACCGATGGAAATGCCGATATAATTGCCTGGTTACAACAGGAAACGGGTCACGTTGTTGTAGGCAGCTGCCATGAGACGACCGACTTGAGTATCGTAGATGGCCCGAATGACTGCGGTTACGTGAATTATCTGGTAATCCGCAATCGATTCAAAAATCCCATGTCTGGAGACTGTGAGAGAGAACGTTTCAGCGCAGAGAGAGCAACTGTACCGCTTCCAATTATAATTACAGGCGGATCCGTAATAAATCTGAGTCGCCAGGTTCAGCTAACGCTGCGCATTACAGTCCGAGAGCTCGATGCGACAACGAATCTGAGACCGGATAATGTGTAAAGGCCATTGCCGACATGCCAAAGTTAAGACCCCCTTTAGGGGTTCTTAATATTGGCCGGTATATTTTTAACACCAGTCATTAGGGTCATGGATAAGGAAACGATCGTCGTTATTGGAATTGCTGTACTGATTATTTTTCTGTTATTGGCTATGATGGCCGTTTCACAGCCTACATATCAGATAGAGGGATTCTTAACAACCGACAAGAATGCTTTGATCGCCCAGCGCCAGAATCTTCAATTCGAAGGAGAAAGACGCTACAATGATCTTGCCCGTGTACAGAACCCGGAGTCGACCGTTTCTGCCCGCGATATAGATTCGACTGTGCGACAGGTAATCCCGGTCCCCGGCAGTGGATCGGCGAGTCTGTTACAAAATATTGCCTCTTCCATTGGCCTCGGTGGCCAGGACGACGGTTCCAACAAGTCGGGTGCCTGGGTCGAACAAACCGGCATGGTACAAGCCAAAATCAACTTTTGCGAATCTCTTCCTGTAAACTGCGACGGATTCACGGATCCCCGAATGGCGGAATGCGGATTCTGTCACAAGGGCGGTGTAAACAGCAAGGGGCAGCAGTGGCGTGGAGGCATGTATGTATCGAGCGACGACCAAATCAGGACAAATGAGACTGCTACCGCATCGAACTCCGTTGCTCAATACGTGCCTACGATAGGAACATGCGACCCTCGTAATTTCACACTGGCCAAGGAACGGTGCGACGCACGTGAAAATCAGCTGGAGTGTGAACGCATGAGTGCACCGGCCAGTGGTAATCGGTGTGCCCAGTGCTATGGATCGAATGGAGCCCTCCTGTTTGTCGGCGCCAAACCGCAGACATTTACGGCGTATTTACACATGAGTCATCCTGGATTACACTCGTCGAATGGCGTTGCAACAACTGTCACTGCGGGTTCTTCCGTGTACACTTTGCCGCCCTCTACCAAAACTGTCTTGGATCCCAAAATAGTCACGTTGACCGGTTTGAAAGAGGGCGATACTATTCGGATTAACGTGATGGGTATACCGAGAGTATGGTGTGCATGGCTATCCAATTCCGAAAATATCGGCACTCGTACCGTTGGCATCAGTGTCGGCGAGCAATCTATAAGTCCGACAAAGGGTATGGGTATAGTCGGTGACAAATTATCGGCCAGAGTATCGAGTGAGTTAGCAAAGGCATCCGACCAGTCGCTCGTTGCTCCTTTCAGATCAAAGATTCCGAATAATGTCATGTGGTACGGGCGGAACAGTAACGTTCCCGGTGCAATTGTTTCTGCAAAATACGGAGAAACATCCGACACGGCAGAAAACGTGTTATCTGCAATTAGAGCTAGGGCGGGTACGAATTCCGATATTCCCGCTAATAGTTTTGGTACCAACCAAGCAAACTATCTATGGGTGAGAATGGATGACGGGCGCTATTACGTTATTGCGAGCGGCGAAGTGTTAAAGAAATCCAATTTTTATAGCAATGTGATCATCGAAACAAGGTGTCCCGCAACCTTGAAGGAACCTGCCATATCGGATGATTTGGCATCGTGTCCGAGTGGCCCGCTTATATACACGGAAATCGGATCGGGGCTAATGGGTGCAAATTCGTGTTACACGGCAACGGGACAATTCGATCCGAATGTATTTTGTTTACAGGAACTGTTTAAAAATGCAGGAGGTACGGAAACTGGAACACTGTATCCCAAAAATAGTACGGAAGCAGCGTCACTTGTCCAAAAGGTCGCCGGTAAACCGGACCTGAATGCGACCACGGATTACCTTAACAACCTTGGAAATATTGCCGTTTATGGCCAAACTCCCGATGGCACGATAGTTGAATGGAATGTATTCTTGGATGCGTCCATGAAGATGATGGGGCGGATCCCGGCTAATCCTTGCGATGGACCTAATTCGGCTACCGGTCCTCATACACCCGCCTGTCTGAATCTGTTGTGGAAATCAAGCGGAGATACGACTACACCTCGAGAGTCCAGTGTGTACAAATACTGTGGTTCAGCGGGAACAAAGGCTCCCACAAACGAGGATAACATGGCTATCGCAAATGACAAGGGAGGAGTCGCCGAAGTAAAGGCATACTATAAATCTATTTACGATGCGGCGAATAATACATCGGATTTCAATACCTGGTCCAAATCGATGAAGGCATGTTACAATTCAACCGTAAAAGATACGACAGATGCATCACAGTGTGCACCCATTGTTGTACCCAGAGTTATACCACCTCCGACATGCTCTGCTCCCAACTGCGTAGAATGGAGTCAGAGTCGCCCTGGACAGGCACAGCCGGCATGCGGAGAACGGGTCACCATTTTCGGTAAACCGAACTTTGTCGAATACAATTTCAGTATTCCTGTCGGTGAGTGGAGATCGATTGATGAAATACACAGCATCCCCGGCAATAATAGATATACAATTCACGGTGGAGACGGCAACGTGTCAATGGTATTCCCGGAAGGTTGTAATATGAGACTGACTATTAACAATGGCCCGAATTTCTCTGGCCCGGTTACGCTTGTATTCACTAAAACGTGTGCGCAAAGTATTACTTCCGGATCGTGTGGTCAGAATAACTATGCTGCATTGACGGCCGGTAAACCATGGGGATATGCGCAAAGTATTCGCTGTGAACGGATAACGTCGGGTGCGGGCGTACAGGTTACGGGCTGCGAAAGCGAAATGGCCACCTTGAGCTGTAACACCGGTGTAATGACGGGAGTAAATTACAGATACGGTAAATGGAATCCTGGATCTTGCCCAGGACCCAATTCGGGAACAACTACCAGAGTAGAAACCACAAAGGTTGTTAAACCCGCCGAATGTGTTGGAAAACAATCCTGTAGAATTACACTTGGTAATAATTGGGGCGATCCTATGGGCGGAACTAGAAAGGAGTGGGTTGCCACGCCTATTTGTGAATAGTGGAGACGAGAAGTTCTATTGTTAAGAACTCCTTTAAGGGGTTCTTCACGGTATAATAACGTGTACATAAGTAGATGGATCGTAGCCGATTTGAAGCAGCACAGAAAAAATATTATACGTCCGAAATAAATCGGGCTGTCCCGACACACCACAACCTCCCATCGAATCCTGAAATGGACGCAGCTCTCGGGAATATTTATCCGAATGTTCCCGAAACTACATCCTTCGATCCGACACAGTTTGCGTCGATGTTCAGCAAAAATTCCAACGCTGTTGACGCCGATCGTAGATGCCGTCAACTGCCGACACCCACACCATCTATGCGCAACCCGGCATCCCGTACCGGCTGTGGATGGTGGCATATTCCAAATACGAACCTTCAGTCTGTTGGTGCTTTAGGAACTCGTCGAGGGCCCATGAGCCCCACACTAGATAGAGACTATGGTTCTGGCCAATGGATCTGGGATCCGGCCAAGGCGGCGGAATTAGAGGGTATAAAACAGGCATCACGGATTACGAGTTGTGCCGGTATAGAAGGAAACGAGAATATTGGGTGGTGCCCAACTACGAACAGAGCAGTGGTAACAGATGGTCAGGGTAATCCTGCCTTTCCCAAGAATCCGAAAGGCGACTGTCCGGGAGGAGGTATAATTATGTCAAAAGATGAATGCGATCCCAATTGGAAGTGCAAGGGTCTGGGTTATCCCAGTGAGGATGGAGCAATACGACTGTACACCCAAGCAGATTGTACTACTTTGGGCGGAAACTGGTACGGCAACGGCGAATGTCTTCATCCCAAGGGCGGTTCGTGGTCCGCTGTTTGCAAGGGGCTAAATGGAACCGTATCTTCGGGATCGCCTGGACTGCCTGGATCAGCAAATCCGGTAGACAGATGTGCACAGATTAATGGAGCTATTTCTCATCGCTGTATACAAGATATAGTCAAACAGAAATGTAACACGAACGGCACATTGTACCAGGCGCTCGAATCGGGATATGCCGGTAGTTCCGACAAATTTAATGATATGGATGCCGTATTACAAGAGCGGGGATTCAGCATCCAAAGAGGTATAGTAAACGACGGTAGACTTACTGTATCCAATGCCACTGCAGCCGTAACGCAAATAAAGTCGTGGACGACGGATTCGAATGCTCGCACTGCCGCCGCCGCCAGTAATCTATGTTACGGATCTCCCTTTGATGCTTGCGCCTTTGATTCGACGACGGCCAAGCCGTTTTCTTCCAGATGCATTGCTCGGGTTGCATTAGCCGCTGGTTGGGCCACAACAGGCACGGCGATGCCCGATAACGCCGGTTTAACCGAGTGGAATAAACTGAACACATGGAATGACGTGTTAAGCCGCATTACTTCGTGGAAGAATTTGGCTGATACGCCTAGCAGTTCCCAACTCGAATACATTAAGAAGGTGTATGGAATTCAAGCAAGATATCCGGATCACTGTGCGCCCGAAGATATGGGATGCTGGAGAGACAATTGGGATCGTGCTTTGAACAGTCAGAGTGTGCGGGGTCATAATAAGGATACATGCGCTGCCTTGGCTAAACAGCGGAATCATCGGTATTTTTCCGTACAGGACGGCAACGAGTGTTACACTGGAGAGCACGGATATAATAAGTATGGTAAGATTGCAGATGCGGGGCCGAACTGTCCTCCTGGTGGCGGACCATGGTCTGCTCACACATGGCGTATTCCTGGTTTGTCGTTACAAAACCCCAATCTGGTCCTGAATACATCACCATCTGCGCCTGGGTGGGACCAAGAGACAGTTAAAAAGAGTCTCATTCCCAATACTATTTCATATGGCAAGGAACTCCTTGTGGGAGAAAGTGATCCTATCTCAATAATTCCTACGAATGCAGGCACGTACATTAACAATGGCACATACTTCCTGGGTTCGGTTGTGTCACACAAAGGACAAATGTACCTGAATCTTTCGTGGAATAAGGATAACAGAGGGCCGGCATATCGGGGTACTTTTACACAGGACCCGGATGTCGATACGTTTGCATGGGTTCCTGTGACAGTAGTATAGGCCAATTGTATGCCAAAGATAAACAGTCGAGCATTAACAAATGCTAAACTATTTATTTGTCGGTACCGTACCTACGGGCCTCCCGCCTCCCGTATATCCGCTGAACTCTGCACATCCTTTCTCCAATCGGGATGATACATGAATAGAGGCCGGCCCTGCTCGGCGAATTTGAAACACTGCACCGCCTTGCCGTGCTCGTGATAATGCAACTCGCAGTCTACCGCGGCCGTTTGTGCAATCTCGAATAAACCGTCGGCCAGCAACTGCTTTTTGGATGCGATACTGAAAATCATTTCATCGGTGGTCATACTCTTGTCTGCGGCCATAATCGGTTTCGCCTCCAGTTTCTGCGTGTCTGTAAAGACGGTCAAATACGTGAATATATCGACGGTTCTATCGGCCCAGGGCAGATTCATGTGACTGCACAGACGAATTGCGCGCCCAATAACCTGCTGAAGACGCACATTGTTCCAGTAGGGTTCCATTACGTGGACTTGCCGGGTATTGAATAGCGAAATACCTTCGGCACCGGATTGCGTAATCATAAATGCTCGGCAGATTCGGCCATCCCGATTATCCGTGGCGTCTCCCAACAGTTCCTGACATTGGGCCGATAGACGGGGCGGTAGTCCTCTTACATCCGCATTGTACAATTGCAGAAGAAGGCGACGCTTGTCGAGATCCTGATCACCCGAATATATAACAAACCGAGGCCGGCCTCTGTGTTCGGGCTTCATGATTTCGGCGGGAATTTCCCACGAGCCACCGGCCTTTACGAGATCCAGTTGCATGTAACGTTCGGCCGAGAAACGCAGAGCCGATGCGAAAATACCGAGACCCTCGAGCGTTTTGAAGTTACTGTATACGAGTACTGGGCCGGGGCTCGTGCGCATATTGGCCAGCATCGCCGCATACTTGGGCGAATACGTTGCAATATCCCGATTGAGATATTGTTCGCCCTTTTCTTCGAGCTTGGCCATGAGACCGCCGACGATTTCCTTGGTTTCGGGATCCTGGGCTTCGACAACGGTGCCCATCACTTCCGTTCCCTCTTCGGGGGCCTCTTCTGGAGCCGGACCGCCACCTCCACCTCCACCACCTTCCGGTAGACCATCATCCGGCTCCGGACTCGCCATGTTTGCCGCAATTATCCGTTTCTGTTCGATACCCAGAAGACGCTTCTGTTTTTCCGCACTCACTACCGGCCTCGGCACCTCCGTCGGAAATACCCAGTTGCATGCCGCACGGGACAGAGCAAGGAAACCCGAATCCGGTGATTTGATGGCCTGCGTATACAAGTCCATCTCGGCCACTGTCATACCCTTGCGTTTCTTCTGTTTCTGTTCGCCCTCTTCTTGCGCCGGCTTTTCAGGCATACCCGAATCGATATCCAGTTCCTTTTGACGGGCCACCGTATAACCACGAAAGGAGAAATCCGACATTGGCACCATGACCTTTTCATTCTTCGTTACTCGGGGCATCAGCTCGTCGCCGCCGCCCCGATAATACGATATCAGACCACTGGCCCGAGCCTTCAACACATTCTTGTGTTTTATCGCCAGCGTATTCACATCGATGAAGTTCTCCACAAAGACCTTCGGATTCTCGGGCAACATGGGAAATGTATGGACCGTGAATGCCTTTATTAAGGTGCGCCCCTCTGCTAGAGCCGCTGCAGCCGCAGCCGAACTCAGCTCCCCTCTATCTCCCGCAAAAAATCCATTGGCGGGCTTCTCCAGATCCTGCAACAGTGTGACGCCCCACTCGTACATGCGACGTTCACGAGACTCTTCTACCGGCACTACGGGCGCACTCGGATCACGGAAAAAGCCCCGCGGTCCCGTGGCATCGACTACCTTGGTGAATCCGTATGGAACCGGCGTGACAGTGAGTACCATATCCTTGCGCTGATTCTGCTCGACGGTGAAAAAATCAATCGTCGGATTTCGGAGAGCCCATTGTTCTATGGGCGAGCTGTAAGCGGGTGTGCCGGGTCTCGGAAGTTTATCGGCCGCCATTCCCTTGAGAGGAATTTCCACGACCCGTTGTTCTCCGCCGATGATGTTCAACAGAATAGAGAGCTCCTGCGGATAGTTGATCATCGGAGTCGCAGAGAGAGCAATAATCTTGGCTCCCACGGCATTCTGTAGAAGTCTGTAATACGAGTATCCTCGAGGATAGATGTATCCCGGCGTCTTCTTACGCAGTGCCATGGACCACGTGGGCTCACGGGGTTCTACGTCAGGAGAATCGATTATCTTGTGAAGCGGCTGTCTGCCGACTTCCGTTCCATTAATCGTGCGGACCAAGTTGTGGATTTCGTCGATGACTACAACAGCATCGTCGAATAGAGTCCGACCCGCATCGGCCGCAGCCTGGGCCATCTGAGAAAGAGTTACGGGCGTCGGCCGTCCATTGTAATTCATGAAAGTAAAACGATGTTCCAGGTGTGCCGTCTGTTGGAACAGAATCGTCTCTCTTTCGGCAGCAGACAGCTCATCCCAGTTGCTGGGTTTGTCGGGCTCGGGAACCCATCCGCCTCTGAATTTCGTAATATACGATGGAGGAAGGCCAAGAATGTTTTCGAGCCAGGCGAATTCGATGCTGCCGGGCTGTGCCGCTAGGAATGACCAGTGATTGTTGGTGCGCAAAGGAAAGTATCCGCATTTGCCGAGCTCTCTTTTGTAGTTGCTCGACAGCGTGGCCGGAGTCAAGATGTAGATCTTCTTCTGTCCGCCCCAGTACAGAGCCTCGGCGGCGGCAATCGAGGTACATGTCTTGCCGGAACCGAGACCGTGATATACGAGAAGGCCACGATAGGGCGAGTTCTTCTGTAAATAATCACGGACCAGTTTTTGGTAATAGAAGGTTTCGACCTTGTTGGGATCTCTGCGTTTGCAGGCATCTTCATCGAGAGCCTTTTCGGCGATTACTGCGGCCTCGGCATCATCCTTGCTCTTGCCGGTCGCCATTTCTTTGAGAATGCGTTGGAGATACAGACTATATTGGAGATATGTTTGAACCATGAAGTTGGGGAATTTGGTAGAGGAGACAGGCATGTATGAGGGAGGAGTCACATCGACGGGTTTTGCTTGAATGAGATCTTTGATGTGATCCTTGAGGCCGGCACCGAGGAATTCATCCCGAGTTAACATATGATCTACTGCAGGAGCTACCTTGGGACCTACCTTGGAACCGGCTAACTCTGATATATTCAGTGTGGGAGCCTCTTCATTGGACTCGACTGCCTTGACCACCTCGACTGGCTCGACTGCTTTTAGAGGGGCCTCGACTGGCTCGACTGCCTTGACCACCTCGACTGGCTCGACTTCTTTTAAAGGGGCCTCGACTGGCTCGGCAAGAGATTTAGGAACACCCATAAATGGCTTTGGCCTAGGTGCTCCTCCAGCAACAAAGGACTTAGGAGCCGCAGCAAACTTGGATACCGATTTACTTACTTTCACTCCAGACAGTTGCGGAAGTCGCTTCATCCCAATAGGACCTTCATCGCTATTACTGTCCGACATCCTCTCTTATTTGTAAAGAGTATTTTGCTGTGAAGCCCGACGCAACCCTCAGGCCACGAGCTGTCCAAATTGAATCAAAGCAAGCCGGGAAGCCTCCTGTTCCGCATCCTTCTTATTCTTGGCCGTAGCGGTACAACACACGGATCCATCCGGATAGAGCACACCCATTGTAAAGATACGATTATGCAACGGCCCCTCTGTCGATACCTCCTTATACCGAGGAGGCTGATGATACGTCGATTGAAAATATCGCAGCAGCTGATCCTTGTAATTCGTATTCGTGGCAATAATTGATCCAAAGTCCACATGCGTCTCCAATATATCGATTACCCACTTTTGCACGTGCCAAAATGCCGTCTTCGGATCATCAACAGAACGATCTCTGAATGTCGCAGCAATCCACGCTTCTAACATGGAGCCGAGCATACGATGATTCGTGCGTCCGTTACAGATATCCTCCATATGGCGGCTCATAATCAGCCATGGAGTCATACCGAGCTTTATGGCCAGAGTGCCCAGATGTTCATTGTTCACGAGTTCCGAGCGCAGAGATGTCCAGAATCCCTCACCCTCTCCTGGGTAACGGCGCTCGAGATAGTCGCCCACAATTGCATCCAGAATACCATCGCCCACGTATTCAAGATGTTCGTTATCCGCATCCTTCAAGGGCATACAGTCGGCGGGCCTCGGCGCAACAATCTGAGTACTGTCCTGGTTCTTCGATGACTTTACAAAGGACTTGTGCACACACGCCTGGCGAAATAACTCCAGGCGTTTGGGCTGATAGTTTGCAATGCGGGCAATTTCGGAAACGGGAATTTCCTTGTTATTTGGATTCCATGGATTATATATCTTGGGTTCCATGTATACTTGATTATAGAGAGGAAGCTTTAGATTAACCGGTGTTGAAACTTGACTGGGGCCGGACCTCCTCATATAAATGGTATCCCATGTCAGCACCTGTGAATATGAAGTGGTTTGTAGATGCGGTTGATTATATTGCACAGTACATACTCATGTTGATCTCCTGTGAAGCCATGATAAAATTCTCATACTTCTTATCTTCGGGCCGTATTGATTCTACAGACTCCTCAAGGAGATCATGGGCTCCTCTTACTACAAAGCTCTCACTGAAGAATCGCAAGGGGCTTCCTCCCAAGATACGAGAGGCCGCAGAGGCCGCCAATGTCGACGATGTTCAGGTATACGGCCGTTATTACCATACTGGAGGCATTGCGTGGCGATTTTCTATAGATGGCGTATACTACTATCCTACAAGGACCCTGTTGACGAAACGGGGAGTTATCACACCAGATCAGGACTAGGCTCTGGCCTAAACCACCGTCTATAATTCCCATAGGCCCATGATCACACTATTCATACCCTATTTTGGTTCATTTCCCAATTACTTTCAACTGTATCTGGACTCGCTGAGGATCAATGATGGTATTCTAACCGTCATACTAATCACAGATATCGATACGGAGCCATATTCGCTCCCGCCAAATCTCCGTGTAGTCCCCATGAGCTTGGAGGATCTGCGCATCAGAATTCACCATTTCCTAAAAAGGACATTCGGCAAGGCCCCTCCTCCAGAAACACTGGTACCAACACCCTATAAACTCGTCGATTTCAAGGTAACATACCCCCTGTTATTCGAGGATATTTGCAGTCCCGACACAGACAACTATGTGGGCTGGGGCGATATAGATGTCATTTACGGAGATCTTCGCAAATTCGTAGTGGGGCCATATGATATTATAGGAGGCTGGCACGGTCATTTTACAGCTATCCGGCCTACCACGGCGTTCAAGACCCTATTCGCCACGGTTCCACAATTCTATGAACTGTGCACAGATGCGACCAAGACGTATGTAGTCGACGAAATCGCATTTCGATCTCCGCTCGAGGCATTTATAAAGACCCACGGACTCAAAATGTGTTATCTTAATGCATCATTCTGTGATATAGTGCCACCCTGTTTTTACGACATGTTCCGCCCCGATCATGCAACATTTACGACGAATTTTTTCAACGTTGCAAAACCTCGGTTGAATATTTCTAGGATCCACCGTATGCAGGATGGCACAATAACCACTATCTACGATGACGGATCTTCTCACGAGACATCATATGTCCATTTACAGAAGAGGGCCATGGCTCTTCCAGAAAAGTTGGAGGACGCATATATTATTACCGAGTCAGCGTTTATGTCGGTCCCAATCGTAGTCCCCGCCAATCTCTTCATGACGTGGGTCTCAAAGACTCTTCCTCCACTCATGCAGGAAAATGTGGATCGAATCCGTGAGGACAATCCGGAAATCCAGCTACAGTTATTCGACGACAAGGATTGCGAGGATTTTTTGGTCGCCAATTATCCTGTCGAAGTGGCGGCGGCCTTCAGAGCACTGAGACCCGGCGCCTACAAGGCCGATCTGTGGCGTCTCTGTGTGCTCTACAAACTCGGCGGGATTTACATGGATATCAAACTACGACTGGTCGGCGGCTTCAAATTATCGACTCTCTTGACGCAAGAATATTTTGTTTCCGACGGAACCTATAAAGATAAAAAGGGCAAACAGAGAATATCCGTATACAATGGATTCATCGTAGCCAAGGCAGGAAATCCGTTTCTGTTAAAGGCCATCGTCGCCATCGTCGTCAATGTGAGTCGACGTTTTTACGGACATCTGCCGTATGATATTACCGGCCCCAGTATGCTGGGCTTATATTTTACGGGCACCTTTGAACTGGCGCATTACGGTCCCAAAAACGCAGAAACAATCCGATTCACCAGAAATGCCCGTAAAGATCAGCGACTGGTCACAACACATTATGACGGTTACAGGAAAGAAACGGGATCTCTGCCGTATTACGAAACTCTGTGGGCCGCCAAGGAGGTCTATACGGATACGGTAGTATCACTGGATGCCGCTTGGCCGCCTGAAATGAAGGCCGCTCTCGACGAAATCGTGTCGGCCAATAAGATCCGACTACATCTTCCCGCAATTCCATATACGATTACACGAAGCGAATACAGTCACGATGCTTTTACAGGAAAGGTCCTGAATTTCAGCCCCATGATGCGATCTAACCCGGCATTCGAGGTCTTCCATTATGGCGTGGAATCATCGGAATCGGGTGCCGATCAAGATATTCAGCTATTTACCAAAGAAGAATGGAACAATCTTCGCATCGAATCGATGATGAGTCTTAATAAGGAACTCACAAGAGAACAGGCGACGGCGATCATTCTTGATCCGAAAACATTTGTTGGAACTCTGTCGCAATGGAATACACCCTTGTTTAAAGAATTTAACAGACGACTCGGAGACGTTCTGAAAAAGAATTATAGATCCCAGCAGACAGATATCGTATGTGTACCGCTCGGTCGCTCCTATGATGAGGCTCTCGGCGGTTTTCCATATACGGTTGTAGAGTTCGGAATAGGTTATGACGGCTCCTGTAAAAACTATCGGGTATTTGAATCGTATAGCTGGTTATCCCACAGCCTCGGTAAGCAGGGTGTCGAGCCAAACAATTATTGGTTCGTAATACCGTATTATTTCAATGTGGCGGAATTCGCATTTTCGGCGAATCCCCAGACCGAAAGAGAAAGGCCACGGATCGGTTTCCTAGGCCGTATTATATCCTGCAAGGGATGCTACGTGATTGCGGAAATTGCGAAACACTTTCCCGCGGTTGATTTTATACTCTGCGGTCAAGGCGATCCGGCTCCATTCCAGAAAAGCCCGAATGTGCTTTACAAGCCTCCCATTCATGGCCGTGAACGGTCGGATTTTCTCGGCTCCTGTGTGGCAACCATTTGTGCAACAACGTACTGCGAGCCATTCGGCTGTTCGGCAGTAGAATCACAACTCTGTGGAACGCCGGTGATTTCTGTTGACACGGGCGGATATGTAGAAACAGTAGAACAGTTCAAAACGGGTCTACGGTGTCACACACTGGCGGATTTTTGCAAGGGCGTGCAGATGGCGTTGGACGGAGCATTCGACAGAGCATATGTCCGCCGCCGAGCCGTGGACTTATACAACATGTACGCACTCGCCAAGAACTACGAGTACGTATTCCGATCTGTACTCGATATACACACACCGGGAAAAAATGGATGGTATTCGCCTGATACACATATTACGGTCCTTTCTGGTACAGTGAATCCCGAATTATAGTTCCGAGAGTTGCCCCTAGCTTTCGACCACCGACTACGAGAGCAGCAATATCATCCGCTGTCATCAAACAGAGATCGGCAATTGATTTCTGTTCGAGGAGACCAGTAACTCGTTTTAGTCCGAGGCCCGGAATGGAGGATAGCATGGAAACTGCCACGCCTCCGGCCGATTTGTTGGCTTTGCGGACAGTGCTAAACGTCGCCGTATACGTTGCCATGGCCGCCGTCGTCTCAGCGGCGAGACCCTTTTGAGGATGGAAGACCTCAGATTCGGCTGAGAGCTGGTCGAGAAGGCGACCGCACCACTGGGCCGTTTCCCTGATGGACGCCGTTTGAAGAACGGGCATACCATATCGGAGTATGAGACGACTAGTAAGACGCTGGAGCTGGACTTCGGATACGCCACCGGGATACATGCGATCGATGGTCGGAGACCAGATGCCCTCGAGCATATAGAGAACGGCGACACCTTGGCCCCGAGTAGCCATGAGACGGGTACGCTGCTCTCGGTACCGACCATCTCGAAGAGATGCCGCAAAATCGGAGTGTGATTTACGTTCGGCGACCAGCAGCGGTTCGCCGTTTTCCGTTTGGATGAGAAGATCGCCGACCTCCAAGGAAGCCGTCGTGAACGGCGTACCGAGGCCGGTCAATTCTGTCATAAGTGCTCGTTCTCTCATATCTATGATGAGCGTCGGTCCTGACATTCCCCGTATACATGGTCCGTCAGTTTAGGCCAGAGGCTTTGCCTGGTTCAGCCAATCGTCCGTGTCATTGGTCGGGCCAAACATGCGGGCCATATTCGGAACTATTCCACGATAAGGATCATTGCCCTTGGGGTCCTTGTATTCCCGAGGATCCATCCAGCCTCCATTTCTATAATACGGATCCGTTGCTGCATCCAACACCTCCTGGTCCGGATAACGGTACGAGAGCCCCACCGTAGGATTCTTCGTATCAACAACGGTATCCTTTACGGGTTCCTCGAACTCATCGTGGCGTCTACGGGGCTTCAGCTCATTGACCTCCCAGTTGTGAGGTCCGACCTGAACGACCACCGGCTCCCAGTCCTTGTCTTCTTCATAGACCTTTTCAACGAGCTTTGCCACCTTGCGGCCCTCCCGGCTTATCTTACAGTCGGAATCCTCTACGAGTTCAACTCGTTCGCCGTAACGAGCAGTGGCTTCCGATGTAAGATCTCCCGTCGCCGTAAAGCCCTCTTGGAGACCTCTGTAGGAATTCTTACGTTCATCCGATGTCACGGGCTTGTTGACCCAGTCCGTATTGCGAGACAACAGAATGGTATCGAGATCCTGGTTTATGACCATACGGCCACCCCGTTCCTCTCCGAAGACCCGAGATAGTTCGTAATCGTCCACCTTATTGATAGGTGTCTTGGTATATGTCTGCTCTGTGTGGTCGGCATCCGTATCCAACACCGTCTTATCCTTCATCCCGGTCAACACCGGAAGAGGGCATGTCTTATTCAGTCCCGAGGAATACCACCAGTTCTGAAAAGCATTCATGTCCGGAAATTCCCGTTTTGTGGGATGCAAGCGCAGTTCACCGTGGGCATTTCTTCTCAGTTCGGTTGGACACATGGTTGGCGAAGCGGGCTGAAGCGCCATGACGACCACAACTACGATCGCTGTAACGGCGAGTATGGCTACTACGGCCCAGGGACCAGTTGTGAAATCTGGCATGTCTCTAGTGGTGTAAAAGCTTTTTGTCTGCGTATTATAGGATGGCGCCAAGACGGTCTAGAAGAACCAGAAAAAATCGGCTATACATTAACATTCGGGTTACGTGTCCTATACAGGCCAATAAGCTCTTACAAGAGCGGGGACCCAAGCTGGTCGCCGTGTCAAATGACTCCTGCCCGCATTGTGTAGACTACAAACCCACCTGGAAATCCTTTGGAAAAATGTTCGGTCGCCGGATTCATATGATTAGTATGCCGTCTTCTGTATACAGTGAAACGCCTCTTGCCCAAAAAGAGCAAGTTAATTCTGTACCGACCGTGCTTCATGTAAAGCCGGATGGAGAGGTGGAGGTCGTGGATGACATCCGAAACAAGGAAACAATACAGGAGATTGTAAATCAGGCGGACAACTCGATGGTAACGAAGCCGGTATCACAAGTCTCTACAGGACCCTCGATGGTATCTACAGGACCCTCGATGGTATCTACAGGACCCTCGATGGTATCTACAGGACCCTCGATGGTATCTACAGGACCCAAGAAGAGCTCCAATATAGTACCGCTTAGAATATCCGGCATGACCGAGATTATTCCAGGCACCTCCTCCGAAAAAAACCCTCTACCACCGGTACCTGGAACACCAGTACAAGTCGGCGGTAATCCCTGGGCCGCATTCATGGCTGCCGCAACACAGGCCGGACCCGCTGCGGCCCTCATGGGCGCCTACAGTCTATTACCCAAAAAGAGATCATCCGGGCTTCCGAATCCCATCAGATCCAGAAAGTCTCGGCGCCGGTAAATTTGACCCCCACCTATTTCTGAGCCGGCGTTGACCACATGGCTCTAACATTTCAAATCCTAGGCTCCACTACACGGGATGTAGCTGGAGCCTATGAAATTATGTTGTTCGGTGCAACGGCCGAAGGACGGTCCGTGAGCCTCGCAGTAACCGACTTTGAACCGTTCTTCTATGTCGGAGGAGTCGATACGGTCAGACTGAAACGGTATATTGAGACAGACCTCGGTTTCGCTGTATACAATACATTTCCCACCTGTACCCTCGAGTCCCACAAGACCTTCTGGGATTTCAACAATCACGAGTCTGTAAAGGTGGTCAGGGTCAGTACCCGATCCAAGAAGGCATGGAACGCCGCCATTGACTTGTTGCAGGACCGTGCGACCTCTACACCACTGGCGATTCAGATCCAGAAAGGCGTGACCGCCAAACCCACGTTATACGAAGCCAACATCGATCCGCTTCTGCGATTTTATCATCTGCGTGAAATCCGGCCGGCGGGCTGGGTTACAGTGGAGGAGCCCGATGACGTAGACAATCCCACAACGACCACGGAACTCCAATACACCTGCTCGTGGAGAGATGTGGGACCCGCAGATGAGGCCACGCAACTCTCATCTGCACCGCTGCGCATCGTGTCATGGGATATAGAGTGTACGAGTAGTCACGGCGACTTCCCTCTAGCTACCAAGACATGGAGGAAGCCCGCACTCGAGATTGTCGAGGCCGGTCTCGATTGCGATGCGGCCATCAAGGAAATTCTTCGGGCGGTTCAAGGCAAGTCCAAGATTCTGTCCAAGGTCTATCTTGATGAATACGGGCCCCGAGAGATGGAGTCCGGGCTCGCCACTCTGAAGAATTCCTGGCCTGATCTGGAAGGCTGCGAAGAACCAGTGGACAGACTCGATACGATCCTATCCAGAACATTGCCGACGCCCCTCGGTGATCCCGTCATTCAGATCGGCTCCGTCACATATGTGAACGGCAAGCCGACACGCAAGGATATCTTCGTACTCGGTTCTTGCACGGGCCTTGTTGGAGATTCCGTCTACACGGTTCCCTGCAAGACGGAAAAGGACATGATCAAAGCGTGGGCAGAGATGATCCGCACCGTGGATCCCGATATCATGATCGGCTACAACATATTCGGGTTTGATAACAAGTATCTGTGGGAGCGCGCCAAGGTCAATCGCTGCACGGATGCACTGAAAACCCTCGGCCGCCAGACCGACAAGGAAAAGTGGAACGCCCTTCTCCTCACTAGTCAGCTCGTGAGTCCCGTGAAACTCAAGAAATCATTTCTGAGTTCGAGTGCCATGGGCGACAATACCTTCTACATGTTTACGGCCGAGGGCCGTCTACATATTGATCTTCTGGCCTATGTGCGCCGATCCGCCGTTCTCGACTCCTACAGTCTCGATAACGTTACGGCCACAAACATGGCCGGAGATGTAAACTCGATTACGGAGTCGGGCGGACTACTCCGTATCGCTACCAAGTCCACGAAAGGAATGACGGCCGGTCGCTTCATTGTGCTCATGGACGAAGAAAACGACGTCGTCTGTGACAAGCTCGAGGTCGTCTCCGTCGAACCCAAGGCGCTTCTTGTACGCTCGGCGGATCCGATCGAGTTGACACCCGTCCGCTGGTCGCAGGCCAAGGACAATGTCAGTCCGAAGGACATCTTTGCGCTTCACGGTCAGGGTCCGGATGAGCGCGCCGTCGTCGCAAAATACTGTATTCAGGACTGCGACCTCGTCATGGAACTCTTTAAGAAACTCGATGTGCTCAACAATTCGATTGCCATGGCCAACGTTTGCTGGGTTCCTCTGAACTATATCTTTACGAGAGGCCAGGGTATCAAGTCCGAGTCGCTCGTATTCTACGAGTGTCGCAAGGAGGATCAGCTCATTCCCGTGCTGCCTAGCAAGCCGAGAGAACAGGACGGCGATGAATTCCAGGAGACCGACGAAAACCAGGAGGGATACGAGGGCGCCATTGTGCTCGATCCTCTCACGGGAATTTATCTGGATGACGAGCCGGTGGCGGCACTCGATTTCAGCTCTCTGTATCCGTCGTCGATCATCAGCGAGAATCTGAGCCATGACACGGTAGTCTGGGTAAAGGACTATGCGCCCGACGGCGCCTATGTAGAGACCGTGGAGGGTTCCGACCAGTATGACAATCTCGCCGGTGTCCAGTATCTCGAGGTCGACTATGACATTCTCAAGCCGGATCCAAAGGACAAGCGGAAACATCCTGAGCTCAAACCGATGGGTCGCCGAGTATGCCGCTATGCGTGTACGACGCAGGGCACGTTGCCGAAGATTCTGCAGAAGCTGCTGTCGGAGCGTAAACGGACTCGCAAGCTCGCCGAAAAGGAACCTGACGAATTTCGCCGTAATCTGCTCGATGCGCAACAGCTGGCTTACAAACTGACGGCGAATTCACTCTATGGACAACTCGGCTCGAATACGAGCAAGGTTCGGCGCAAGTGTCTGGCGGCGTCGACAACGGGTCACGGACGCCAGCAGCTTCTGTTTAGCAAGGCCTGTATCGAGGCGCTGTACGGAGGCAAAAAGGATCCCCGCTGCAGTGCCGTCGTCGTGTACGGAGACACGGATTCCGTCTTCATCTCGTTCCGGCCAACCGATCCGGTAACGGGACATCGACTCCGAGGCAGAGAAGCACAGGCCGCCGCCAAGACTCTGGCCGAAGAGGCGGGCGCATACATATCCGGCGCCCTCAAGCCGCCCCACGATTTCGAATTCGACAAGATGTTCCGCTGCTTCTGTCTGCTATCGAAGAAGCGGTACGTCGGTGACATGACGGAGGGCGGTCTCGAGGACGGCGATTATCATCGCAAGTCGATGGGCATCGTTCTCAAACGCCGTGACAATGCTCCGATTGTGAAAACCGTGTACGGCGGTGTAATCGAGCGTATTCTGGCGCAGCGGGACGTGGTTGCTGCCTTCCGATTTGCTCGGGAAACGGTCAAGGCTCTACTCGCCGGCAAATTTCCGCTGAAGCGGCTCACGATTACCAAGAGTCTGCGGGCGGAATACAAGCTGGTGCCGGCACACAAGATTCTGGCGGACCGCATCGGTGTCCGTGATCCCGGCAACAAACCATCGTCGAATGACCGTATTCCGTTTGTCTATGTGAAGAATCCCACGGGCCGCAAGTATGCCAAGGATGTCTCGCAGGGTGAACGGATTGAGACACCGTCCTACATCCAGGAAAAGGGGCTCATGCCGGACTATGCCTTCTACATTACGAATCAGATCGCCAAGCCGGTGGCACAGGTATTTGGACTCGTGGTAGAGAAGCTGCCTGGTGTCAAGCCCCATCAGGTCGCCGCAACCAAGAAGGCCCGAGATCCCGTTGCGGCCAGAGAAGCACTCGCAGAGGAGCTGTTATTCGGAGATCTACTCGTGACCGCCTCGGGGCAGACACGACTAGATGCATTCTTCAAAGGGCCTTCTTAAAAGGGTGATTTCATCTCCGTGGTCATAACCAAGTACCCATTGTCCTTCATCGTGATAGTCATAGTCTTCTCCTCCTGATTACGGGTCATATTCTCCGTACGATTCGGAATGATTGCGTGGGTTATCTCCGTAGAGATATTGACATCGGTTCCCGCCGAGTTCACAAAGGCCCAATTGACATCGTTACTCACGGGTCTGTATTGAATCGAACCGGAATTCAGTCCGTGTACCCACCAGGACAGAGGGAGATTTTTGAAAATGACCTGATTCGCCGCATTCGGGATCGCAGATCTATCTTCGACCAGATTGGACTCGCTTACGGCTTCAACGGGGCCGCCCGTAACAGTCTGAAACGTTGCTTCGGCGGTAGCAGCAGGAGAAATCCCGGCGGTATATTTGGTCTCCATTTGTTCATCACGGATATTTTGGGCCAGGATAGTGAACGATGGCCGAGTAAAACTTGAACGGTCATCCGGTGAAGTCGTCGGGGATAAGCCATATGAAACAGCGAGGTATCTACAATCTCGGCAATACGTGTTATCTGAATTCGGCCCTTCAGGCACTCCGGCATGCTGGGCCATTTGCGGCATACTTTGGATCGGATGCCTGGACCCAACATCGCCACGAAGATCGTGGCGGCTACGAGCTGGCACAGGAGGTATCGACTCTCATAAAGGATTTCGGCAAAGATGGGCCCCGAGCAATCAATCCTGTCTCTCTTGTACGTGCCTTCTTCAAGGTGGCCAAGGAGAGAGGTCTCGACGACGAATTTCATCCGGGCGCTCAGGCGGATGGCACGGAAGCCGTGCTTCTGATTCTCCAGGTGCTCCACGAGCAGCAGGCGCGCCACGTCAAGATGGAGATCACGGGTATCCCAAAGTCGAAGACACACATTGAATATGTCAAGAGCCTCGAGGCGTGGTCGACCTTCTTTCGCAAGGAATACTCCCCGATTGTGGAGGAGTTCTATGGACAAACTCTGACTCGTCTTGTGTGTAAATGTGGACACGAGATCGCCAGATACGAGCCATGGGGTGTTCTCAAGGTGCCGATCCCGAATGCAGATGTGCAAGGAGCTCCGGCTCCCTCGCTCCAGCAGTGTATCGCAAAGGGTTTCGAGAAGGAGGCACTCGAAGATTACATGTGCGAATCCTGCAAGGAGAAGGGCGGAGTAAGCCAGGAATTGTCGATTAGTCGTTTTCCATCGCACATGATTCTCGGTATTAAGAGGTACACCAATCGTGGAGCAAAGGTGCGGGCTAAGATTGCATATGACCCGGATCTGGTCGATTTCACCGAGTGGATCACGTGGCCCTCGATTCAGAAGAAATGCCGCTACCAGGTGTATGCCGTTGTAGATCAATGGGGCAACAGCCGGGGCGGTCACTACAATATGAGAGCGAGGTCGGGATCGGACTGGTCTCTGTATGATGACCAGACGCACAGCCCATCTCCCAATGGCGGTGATTCGAATGCGGATACGCTGATGCTCTTCCTAGAGAGGCTGACATAATTTCACCCTAGACGATAGGTATGAACGCTCCGAGAATGAACATGAATGCTCCGAATGCTCCGAGAATGAACATGAATGGACCACGGACCAATTCAGGACCCGGTCTTGCGATGCCAAATGCCGGCTCTATGCTGTCAAAGTTCGGCGACTTTATGAAGTCCTGGTATGGAATCATTGTGATTGTTTTGGCCGTGATGATTCTGATTGCGGTATACTACGAAACCATCGGATACTATTTTGATATCGGCTGGAAGAAGCTTAAGTGGAGCCGTGATCACGAAGAAAAAATAAAAATAGAGGTTCCCGGGTCACCGATTGCGGCGGAACTAAAGCCCGCACATCACGAAAAGGAGAAAGAATCCTCTTCCATGGGCTCTGTCATCTCGGTCCTAGAATCCGATGTAGAGAAAGCCCTCGGATCCGGTGGTAGCAAACAGGTGTTCAATGTCGCTCGTAACGTATACAAGTTCGAGGATGCCGAGCCTCTGTGCCGTGCATTCGGCGCCGAGCTCGCCACCTACGATCAGGTAAAGCACGCTTACAAGTCCGGCGCCGACTGGTGCAATTACGGCTGGTCCAAGGGTCAGCTGGCTCTTTTCCCGACGCAAAAGGAGACTTACGAGAAGCTCCAGAATGGCTCGGAAAGCCAGCGTATGTCGTGCGGTCTCCCGGGCGTGAATGGCGGGTTCTTCCCGAATGCCGACCAGCGGTTCGGTGTCAATTGCTACGGTGAACGCCCGGCACAGTCGGCGCTAGATCAGCGTATGCAAGAGTCGGGGCAAACTGACATAGAATTTGACAAGGAAGTCAGCAAATTCCGATCTCAGTTGGATTCGATTCCTGTAAATCCGTGGTCGCACGGTAAGTGGAGTGAATAGGCGTTATTCTGCCTTTTTACGCTTTGCTAGGCCGTGCTCAATTAGATAGGGATCCACCTCACCGTAATCATTTTCAGAAGGAGGATCCTCCGGTGTCATGTCAAAACCATCCAGGATATCCTTGGGTACAATGATCCAGAGATGTAAATACGTGTAGATTTCCGATCGCCACTCGGGACACGGATACTCCCAGTATCTTACAGAAGTCCCGAAGACCGGTGTGAATACCTCTTCTTCCCACGTGGTGAAATCGCAGTTGTGTGATATCCAGCACTCGGTTTCTGTATCAAGATCAATCACCTTGGAATACTGAATCATGTAGGAAGAAGAACCACGACGGGCCAACACGTATGTCAATAAGTCTCTATAGATCTTATTGACAGACTTGGCGATAACACAATCTCGGCGTTTGATGTAATCCCGGATAGACTCGGCAACGGCAAAAAGTTCATTGTCCATTGAGCGTATATGTGCGGGGTCTATTTAGGCCCAGTCCAAGCCTGCTTGTTCTCAATGTACACATAACGCCGAGCCTGTTTGAGTCCGATGAATTTGTCAAAGAAATTCTCGGAACGATTCTGAAGAGCTGTAATCATAGATCTGGCCTCGCCCTCTGTCTGTGGACACAGATCATGAAGAAGAGAACCTGCAATCTTGGTATCCTCCGAATCCCAGCACATATAGATGAGATATTTACAGGGGCTGAGGGGTGTAGACATGTATACTGTCAGTGTCACGAAGAGGCCAGGGTCAAATTTACTTGGCTGGTTTATCGACAGCAGAGTCCTTCTTCAAATACTCGACCTCCGTAACTTCCCGATGGTCGTGAAGCCAGGTCAGAAGACCCATTGTATTGACCCCGGTCTTTTTAGACCAAGCATCAATTTCCTTCTCTAAAAAGCCCCACGTAAGTCCCGACTGGGACTTCTTCTTGGCCAAATGGAGTGTGGCCCCCGATACCTTTATGGTAGAATCCTGGAGTCCGATTTGGTGAATGAGACCTACTGCATCGGCCTCGTGTTTGTTACGGAGCTTTCGGGCATTCGACGCCTGATGCGAAAATGACTCTACGAGATTGTCCATATGAATCCATTGACGTATGGCGGCGCCGAGTTGTTGTTTGGGTTCCATGTCTCCTGGAGGATCGAGATATTTCAAATGGGACTATTCGGACGCGGCCCTTATACGGGTCTTGATTAGAAGGTCTGTATCAGGACTGAACTGCTTTACCACTCAGGAGTGCATCGAAGCTCTGAAGTGTCTGTGCCGGGCCCGGTCCCCGGAGGACTATAAAACACGTTACCACGGTACATGTCAGGAGCACCAGGAATAGAATTGCCATGCCAATAATCCACGGAGAAATGGAGTGCAAGATATGCTTCACGGCCGGATCGATGATTTTTTGGAGAATAAGCTGCTGTGTTGGACGATCCTGGAATCCCGACGCCCATTTGTCGGCAAATTGAAGTCCGAGATCATGCAGTGCCTTGCGTGCCTTGGATTCTTTCGTTTCCATGCCTCTAAAGTCAGACATGGTTTCCGGTAACTCGAAATAGCCGCGGTGTATTCCGCTCCCGACTAAATCACCGGTCATTAGGATGCCTCTACAACCCCCGAAGCGCACAGCCAGTGGTTTTAGTCTAGTATTGACTCCGGCAGTCCAGAGTCCTCCGGTAACTCTGGAATCTGGCGCATGGGCTCCCTCCGAAGCCTGGAAGGTCTGGGCGGAAGAGCAACGCAAGGCCCTAATCGGCGAACTTCTCAGCCACGGTTCGTGGTTTTCCAAACCTCCCCGGCGTGAAGCTCTGGAGTCTCTCTTCGTGTCCTCCGGCGAGTACCCCCAAGTACCCGCCGATGCCAAGAATGGCACGGCTCAGTTTTCTCTCAATAGCCTCTCAATGACTTCTACGGCCATTAAACCATCGTGGTCCGTGGTCGACTATAAGGAGGATGTTGATGCCATTCCATTTTTTGACGGTGATACGGTTGACTCGGGTGATGAGCGAGAGATTAAACTCGAGGAAATCGAGCCCGAGGTGGCGGGTGCACCTACGCAGATCCGGAATAGAGAATGGGAAACCCGGAAATTCATGGCCAAGGAGCGCGTCCGTGAAGCCCGGTTAAAGTCCCAGATTGCGAATCGAATGGCTCGGGCCGAAGAGGCCCGGTATTACCGCCATTTTGGCGATCTGGAGGATGATGAATCGCATTTTAGCGAATATGATTTGTCCGATAGTGAGTCCGAGTCTGAGGAATCGGAGTCTCCTACACTCACCTAGGTTCCCGAAATGTCGTTTTCGCTCAAAGAATTTTCAACCTTACCATCAGAACATGGCCGGATTCGACATGAACCTCGTAGTTGGACTATTGGTAGTTGCGGCTGTCGGATTTCTTGTGTGGAAGTATTTCCCCGTTGTGTCTCGTACTCTGATGCCTGCTCGCAAGGTTGCGGCGCCGGCCTCCTCCGGTGTTCGTGAAGGCTTCGCCGGCCAAGCCCCGCCTGCACCGGCACCCAAGCCGACTGGCCCGGAGAACACTCTTTCCAACTACGGCGGCGAGGACAATATGGGCTCGGTGCCTATGAATGCGGCGAAGAAGCCCAAGGACTGCTACCCCCGTGAGCAGCTGAACCCTACGGAGCTCCTTCCTACGGATGTAAACTCCCAGTGGGCGGCGGTGAACCCTCACGGCGCCGGTGACATTCAGGGCAAGAACTTCCTGAGTGCCGGCTCTCTGGTGGGCGTGAACACGGTGGGCCAGAGCCTGCGTAACGCCAACTACCAGCTGCGC